GGCATCGGTGCCAAAGGCAAGGTCTGCCGCGCGCAGCACCGGGGCCAGCCGTGCCCACGCCCCGCCGGTCTGGCTGGCGTTCCGGTCCACGATCCCCGTCACCACCAGCCAGTCCTCTCCCTTGGCGCAGATGGTCTTGGTGCCGTTGAGCTGGTCATACTGCGCCTGCAGAGTCTCGCTGTCCCCCTCATACGCAATGCCCGAAAGCTCCACCCCGTCCCAGGCGTCAAAGACCTGACCGATGCCGGTGCACAGCAGCTTCACATACACGTCCGGCACCGCCGTCCATGTGGCCGTCACGCTGTCATATTTCTTCAGCTGGTGGTCCTCCAGCCACAGGTCCCCGGTCTGGGGCGTCTCCGGCTGCTGGGTCTGCACGTTCTGATACTCCGTGCCCTCTGCGTCGCACAGGCGGAACTGCACCTCGGCCTCCCCGGCCTGAAACTCCGCCTCGATGGAGCCGAAATCCGTCAGGTCCCCGGTGTTCAGATATTTCTTGTCCGGCCAGATCACAAGATAGGCCCCCATGCTCACCAGCTGCTTGGGCCCCTGGTCCGTCAGCCCCAGGTCCACGGCCTTGCCGTTTACCACCACGTTCCGGCCGGATACCCAGATCAGGCAGTCCTTGGCCGTCAGCCCTCCGGGGTCCGGAATCACCTCTCCGATGCCCCGGGCCGGGCGGCTGGCCAGCATGGGCCAGTGGTCCGACGTCATGTTGGTCATGTCCCACCACTGGCCGTCCTCGATCCGCAGCCGGTGGTCATATCCTCCGAATTTGCTGGTCACCAGCCGCTTGGTGCTGGTCTCCTGCAGCGTCGGCAGCAGCATATGCCGTCCCCCCTTCAGAACCGGATAGGCCCCGTGTCCCGGGGCATGTGTGTCCGGTTGTAATAGCCCGCATAGGCCATATACGCCGCGTTGAACAGCTGGCTGGACTGGTTATACTTGCCGGTCTCGCCGTTCTCCCGGTCGATCATGCTCTGCAGATAGTAGTTGTAAAGCTCGTCGGCCCAGGGGTCCGGGGCCAGCAGTTCCCGGTCCATCTGGTCCGTGCCGTACCGGGGCAGCGTTCCCTCCGCCCCCTCGTGGGTGCATACCAGCTCCAGAAACAGCTGGCCGTCCAGCCGTTCCAGCCACCGGACCTTCTGCTCGTCGGTGTACTGGTTGGGCTTCAGGGTGTCCACCCGCTCGATTGCTTCCGTAATAGTCATGGTTTTCTCCTTCTGCGCGAAAGGAGGAGGGGCTTCCGCCTCTCCTCCTGACTGTCTCACTGATTCACGGGCTGTCTGCCCCGGTCCATCAGCTCCTGGGCGTGCTCGTCCATGAGCCGCTCCGCTTCCCAGGAGCGCCGCACCTCCTGGGCCACCTCCGGCGGCACCAGTGAGGTTTTGCCTCTGGGCAGCAGATAGTTCACGCCGTTGATGCTCACGAACAGGTTCGGGTCGTCCCGCTTGTCGCCCCGGGGAATGGTGATCTCCACCCGGTTATCTTCCACCGGCCGGACCCCCTGCCGGACCTCCTGCCGGACCTCCTGCCGGGCCTCGTGCTGGGCCTCGTGCTGGCCCTCCTGGGCCGCTTCGTTATTCTTCATGGCTTCCTCCTTGTGTTGTTCAGTTGGCCGCGTCGGTGGCGCTGTAGCTGCTTACGCTCATCACCCGCAGCACCCGCTCCGGATACAGCAGCGTGGCCCCATTGGTCTCCAGCTTATAGCCCACGGTGGAGAACTGGTTCAGGGGGCCGCCGATTTCTTCCTTGGGCTTGATGATCATCTCCAGGCCGCCGCCCTCCGGGTCGATGATGCCGAAGGCGTCCTTGCCCAGAAAATAGGTGGCGTAGGTCACGCCGTTGGACTTGTTCTTGTAGCCCTCGCCGCCCAGCACCGGGGCGTCCGGGTTCTCGATGAAGCGGCAGCCGTGCAGTTCGCCGATCTCGCCGTTGAACAGCTCCGTGGTGGCGGCGTACTTGTGGGCCTCCACCCAGTCCTTGCTGGACCGCAGGTCATAACTGACGCTGGGGTGGATGATGGCCACATACTTGTTGCCCGCCGCCGTGGGGACCTTGTCCTTCTTCAGCTTGGTCACGGCCTTGTTCACCATGTCCGGGGTCAGCTTGGCCCAGCCGTCGCTGGCGCTGGCGGCGGTGCCGCCTGCGCCCATGGTGGCGCAGCTGGTGGGGGTGCCCACCTTGCTGCCGTCGTCTGCGATGTTGTCGCAGTACAGCACGTTGGTGCCCGTCAGCAGGGCGTCCCGGATCAGATACTCCATGGTCTCGGAGGCAGACGCGCCCATTTCCTCGGTGGCGCCCAGGATCACGTCGTCATAGGCCCGCAGCTCCAGCCGGTCCGAAATGGCGGCGTATGCGCCGTACTGGTCGATGGATGCCTGCTTATAGGTCATGCCGAACTTCTGGCCGGTGGGGATCACGCCCTCCTGCAGCTTCGTGGCCCGGGGGAAGGTGTTCCACTTCCGCCACTCCACGGTCTTGCCCCGCCCCTTGGGCAGATACTGTTTCTTGCCGAACTGGCTGAACACCATCTTGCACCGGGCGTTTTCCAGCAACTCGGTGTCGTAGAAGGTTTTCAGCGCGGGACTCAGGGTGTTGCTGCCGGAAAACTCCGTCTTGGAGCTGGCGTCATACGCGTTTGCGTAGTTCACGCTGGTATTCACCAGGGTGCCTGCATCCGCAAACAGCTGCAGATTCAAATGCTTGTTCATGTTGTGCGTTTCCTTTCCGGGGAGGGTATCAGGTGGGGTATACCTTCTCCCCCCTGGCCGCCGCCATGCGGATTCGCTCCTTCAGTTCCTCCCGCTGCTGGCGCGGCATGTGTCTGTAGTCCACCTGGCCCGTGCTCTGGGCCTGGGCAGAGGTGCCGTTTTCCCGGGGGCGGCCCTGGTTGGCCTGGATCGAGGCCGCCAGCTTCTGGGCCGTCTCCTGGGTGGCCTGCCGCTGGATCTGCTCCTGCATCTCCTTCCGGTGCACGGCGAAATACGCGTCCTGCACGCTGATGCCCACCCCCGGCGCTGTCAGCCGGGCAAAGGTGGGGTTCTCCAGCTCCCGCCGCAGGTCAAAGTCCGGCACCAGCTCCCGCATGGCCGCCTCCTGCTGCACCAGACCCCGGATGTGCTCCCGGGCCGCCTGCTGCCGCTGGTCCTCCTCCTGCTGTTGGCGCTGGCGGCGCTCAAAGCGCTCCATCTGGTCCATGCGCCTTGCCGTCTCCGGCGATACACCCAGGACCTCCGCCTGTTGCTCGTAAAACGCGTTGTCCTCGGTGATGGCCTTGGCCAGTGCCGCCGCGTCCAGGTTCCCGGCGTCCAGATGATACCGGTCCGCCAGCAGCTCCAGCGCCGGTTCCAGCGCCCGGAGGTTGTCCTGTGCTCCTCTGCTCTCCCGGAGCCGGTCGCGCACCACCTGCTGCATGCGGCCGTTATACTCCGGGTCCTTCATGATCTCCTCCCAGGTCATGCGCCCGGGGCCGTTCTTCTGTTCCTTGGCAGCGGCGTCCTGCTCCTGCCGGGCCGCCTCCGGTTCCGGCTGCGGCTGCGGCGCGTCCGCCGTCTGCTGCCTCCGTCCGGCGGTCTGCCCCGCCCGTTTGCGGATTTTTTCCTCGGGCACGCCCAGTGCCCTCAGTTCCTCCCCGGCGTCGGGAGCCGTTCCGCCCGTGCCCTCGCCGTCTCCCTCGGCGAACAGCTGCAGCCAGTGATACTCGCTCATGTGGTCTTTCCTCCGTTTTTCTGTCCGTGTGGTGGACGAATCCGTATGGTGCCCGGGCCGGGACTTGCACCCGGCGGCCCTCCGGCCAGCCTCTTTGCCCCAGGCGTGGCCCCGGAGCGGTACGCACGCCCCGGGGCAGAAAGGAGGAATATGGAAACTCGCGAAAGCCCCCGTGCCCGAAAGGGCCTCCGCGTCTTTATTCTACCGTACCGTTTCCGGGGATTTCTCCCCGTTTCGGAAAATTTTTTCAAACCGGACATATTGGGGATACCGCTCCGCCAGCAGCCAGAAGCCCGTGCACACGGCGTCCACCCGTTCTTTCACCCCCCGGTCGCAGAAATCGGATTCCATGGTCATGCGCCCGCGCTCCTCCCGGTGGAAGGCGCTGGCAGCCTCTCCGGCGTCTCTGGCCTCCTGCAGCACCTCCAGCGCCGTATAGGCCAGCATGGAAGCCCCGGCGCACACCAGGTCGCGCCCCGCCGGGGCAGAGCCCGCGTGTCCCCGGATGGAGAGGTGCAGGCGGCCCACCTCCTCGTCCCACTCATACCGCACCCGGATCATGTGCCATCCCCCGGCTGGGAGGCCTCCCGGGCCTGGCTACGGGCCTTGGTCACCATGGTGTTCTCCTCGCGGCTTTGGCTGGGCATGGTCACCGGCTCCCGGGGCATGGCCGCAGGCTGCCCGGTCCCGCCGCCGCTGATGGCCGCCAGCTGGCCCATGGCCGCCGCGTCGCCGTACTGCTGGGCCAGGGTAGCCGCATACTGTAAAACCATCTGCAGCTTGTCATACAGGCCGCCCATGGCCCGGATCTTCTGCGTCAGCTCCTCCTTGCCCCGGAAGTCCATCATGTCCAGGCACATCAGTGACCGGTCCGTCTGGGCCGGGTCGAAAAAGCCCAGCTGATAAAACTGCAAAGCCAGCTCGTTCTGGGCGATAGCCGTGTAGGTGGTCTGCTTCTGGGCCTGCACGCTGATATCGAACTCCGGCACCCGATAGCCCAGGTCCACGCCATAGGCCTCCCCCTGGGGCTGGGGCCGCAGGCCGCTGTTGTCATAGCTGACGAACTGCTCCTGCCCGTCCTGCCCGGTAATGCGGAACCGCCTGGGCGCGTCGTAAAACTGCCGGATCAGCTCGATGCACAGCAGCACGATCTCCCGGTATGCCCGGTAGCCGGACCTGGTGGAGTCCCTGGACCCCTTGCCGCTGGCCTCCTGCAGGGCGGCAATGGCGCTGGCCGCCGTCACCCCCGCTGAGGTGGAGCCCGTGGCCGTCTCGGTGTTGCCGCTGGTCTCCCGCAGCTCCTGCACCGTCTCCTGCAACATCTCGATGTAGTTCCCCGGCAGCGCGTCGTAGTCCAGCGCCCGCACG